CTTCTGTACGAGGCCACCAGAAATCTTCCAACATAGACATATGATTTCTATCGTCACGAATTTCACCAGTTCGGGCATCATACACCAACTTGTTTCGATAACGATTCATCACATCTTTGAGGTATGCCTCTGCCTTTACTTTTGGCAAGTTACCCACATCAATGTAGAAGATACGTCTTTCAGGCGCACGAGAGATACGATAGATAACCAACGCATCCTCAATCATACGCAACTGATTGACAGGTTTGATTGCTTTTGTTAGATATGAAAGGACTGTACCTTTATGCATATCTACAAGTCCTGATGGACAATATGTAATAGAGTCAGCAGTAATTCTGATACCCGAAGATGTTCCTACATTCTGTTCCCAACCTTTGTCGTTGAACAAGTAGAAATCCTCAACTGATTTAACAAAGTCAGCACCAGTTTTCGGGTCTTTTTCTTTTCTTTGTTCTCTGACCTTCTTAATCTTACGAGGGTCAATGTAACGTACTTCTTTAATTCCCTTACGAGGTGATTTTGTATCAATAATCTTATGATAATAGATACGTCCATCAACATACCAACGTCTGAATATATCATGTCCTTTTGCGTTAAAGTCGAGCAAACGCAACACCTCATCGAACTCATCTCTGATTTTCGATTTGATTGCTGGGGATTGATCTAATCTGTCGAGGGAAATAGAAACAGATTGTCCTCTTTCGTCAGAGACAACTGCTTCATTTGCGATATCCTCAATAGCACTATCACACTCTGGTTGTTGTGCAATGTCACGATATCGTCTGATTAAGTCTAATTCATTTTTATCACGCCCGTCCATGTCAAGGACAGAAGCATAATGCCCACCGCCTGATACTACATCAAGGGTGCCATCGTCAGTAGAGGGAGCAGAGAATCCATCTCTACTCCCACCCTGATTCGCTTTTGTGATTCTGAAACCAAAAAGTTCCGCCATACTAAAGTTCTCCTAATTTTACCTTACTATTTAGTAAGTTTGTAAAACCAGATTAAACACTACTTGCAGAGAATGATGTGTATCTCCATGTCACATCAAAGGTTTCAATTTCACTTACTGTATCCATGTTCAAGTCGATTGCTGCAATTGCAGTAGGCCAACAAGTTTTTAGAGTGTAAGATTTCAGAATAGTATCATCTCTATCCAACTGATCAATAAGAATATCAGAAGTATAAAGACTCAAGTCTGAAACACCAAGACTTGTTTCCAAATCGTTGATACCACTCATCCATCTTTCCATGGCGTTACGAACCGCAAAATCCGTATCGTTCATAATGGTTGTTGTCCAAGTCTCAAATGTTCTATCACCAGCAACAAATAATTGTCTACCCCTAAAGTTGACAGGGATATCAGTGATAGTTTGCCCAGGCAGATTTGCGGCCTTGACCATGAAACTTGCATTTTCTGGTATCAATCCAGTTGTTATAGCAGGCGGGTTTAATGAAACTCTGAACTGGTTAGCACGAGCGCCACCACCACGAAGTCTACTTTTGAAAATATCAATACTCATAATTATCCTCCTACCTCACTAAACTCGACACCAGTTCTTACGGCGATAAAGTTCAGTGTAATAAAGTTGATCGAACGAGCAGGTTTAATAAAGATGTCACCGATAAACTCATTTCTGTCGATAACTTCACCAGTGTTATTGGTTTCGTCACAGACTACTGAGAAGTCAGTAATACCTCTACGTCCTTGCACATCTCTAAGGAAAGGTTCTACCAAGTTCTTAAACTGTGCTCTTGTGAATGAATCGTTGAACTCAAAGAGTTGGAATTTCGATGCAGTCGCAATCGCTTTTTCAAGAACGAGGAACAATCTACGCACATTAATTCTATCAAACGCAGAAGGTCTAGAAAGAGCAGTCTTGTCACCAAACAAGAATGTTCCTTGACCTGCCTGTGAAATAACAGGGTTAATGCGAGCAGGATAAAGAATATCCCTTTGTGCTTTATTTGGGTTAAATGCAAGTTTTACTGCACCACGAATTTGTCCTCTGTTGTAACCAGCAGGGGAGAACCATGCATCAGCAACTTGGTCAGTGTTTGCACACAAACCAGCAACGTCACCATTCAACGGCACATATCTGTACACATCGTTGTATCTGTCGTACATATACTTGTATCCACTATCGAATACTGCATATGAAGAAGATGCAAGATTGTCGAAGAATGCTTCAACATTCGTTGTTTGAGTGATTGAACTTGTGATACCCACAACATCTGCTCTGCGAGGAGAGATGAAACAGATACAGTCTTTTCTTGCCTCAACCAAGTCCATGACCATAGTTGCGTGTGTGATACCATCTGTTGCAGCGGGAGCAGTTCCTGCCATCACAAGGTTGATGTCAACTGTGTCAGCATCAGCAAACAACTGATATGCAGTGTCCAACTCACCGATTGATGGGTCAGCGTCAACACCACCAGTAAGGGTTGCATTAAGAACGCCTGCTTTACCAGCAGTAGATGCATATGCAGCACCAGATGCAACGTCTGTTCCAGCGTTAGTAAGTGAACTATCGTGATCCATCCATCTTACGAAAGACGAACCTGTGTTCACTACGTTTGCGTAGAAGTTAGTTCCACCCTGTGCAGTTTTAGCACCAGATGCCTGAGAAACGAATGGATATGTTTCCATTGCAGCGTTTCCTCTTTGTCCAGCAAGATCAGCGTCAAAACCAGTTACATTTCCAGAAGTGTCATAGACTACAACGTGCATCTCATCATTAGAGATACCTCTGTCGGTTGCCCATGTTGATGTGCCGGGCGCACCATCAAACAAGTCATAGTACTTCCAACGTCTACGAACATTAGTCGCAGCAACGAGAGCAGATTTCAGTCCACCACCGTTAGGATTGTCGAGTTGTCTAATTGTTAGGTTGTCATTATTAATTGCAGTAACTTCATACTGAGTTCCATCTGCTTCTTGGAAATATACAATATCTCCAACACTAAATGCAGCACCACCGGCACCAGCAGAACCACCACCAGTGTCGATACCGACAGTAGTTGCTCCAGCAGCGGGTGTTCCAGTTGTTACACCTAGTGTTCCAGCGTTACCACTGAAAGTTTGTTCAAATGCAGTTGCATTAGAGCAGATTGAAACAGCAACACCGTTAGCATATGTGCCAGGGAATTTTGCTGCCCAGTTACCGACAGAACCTTGTCCACCGGCATAGTTAGTTTCATAATCAAAATCGTTTTTAATCTTCAATCCAGTACCGTCAGCGGTAGCGTTTTTGTGATTTGCACAATCAGCACGAACTACACGAAGAGCGTTTCCGTATTGAAGAAAGTTAGCGGCGGTAAACCATGTCTCGAAATTCGTTGCATGGGGTTTACCAAAGACTGTAACTAGATCTTGTTCCGAAGCAATCGGGATGATTTCTTCAACTGGCCCTCTTGGGAAACCAGCAGCAATCGCACCAATTGATGTTGCGACAGCAGGAACAATGTTGGTCAAGTCTATCTCTTTGACGAGTACGCCAGGGGATACTTGAAATGCCATCTTTGTTTTCTCCTTTTATGGATTCATTATAATCTTTAAGTTTCCAAACTTACATGAATATTTATAAAAAATGTATTCTACACTTTATTTTTATAGGTTGTGAAGCACATAAATAGTTTCATGTCAGAACACTACGAAAAGTACAAAGAAACCATTAAAAAGGTTTCTCAGCGTAATTATAGGGCACGCAAGATATGGGTTAACGAGTATCTTGGTGATAAAACCTGTAATTACTGTGGGGAATCTGAAACTGCCTGTCTCCAATTTTATCCTCACGAGAGGAAGATACGAACTCTTACTAAAAGAAAGGGTTTGAATGAACAATCTAGAACCGAAGTAAATGATTACATCAGTAAATCCAAAGTTGTTTGTGCAAACTGCTTTCTCAAGTTAGAAAACGATATCATTGACATTATGTAGGGTTTTAGTGTTTTCTACCAATCTGAATCATAGGAACGAACCACTGGACTCCACCGTGTTCCATACTCATCTATCATAGTAGGCCCATCGTCTAGTCCATCATCCACGAAACCAAATGGCGCCATGTCCTGTTCTAGTTGATGTTGTTGTTCCAAGAACATTCTTGCACGAATATCATCGTCAGTCAGTTCTTTGAAATATGTTTGTTCTACCAACCAAGAGAACAATACACAACACATTGCAAGGTCATCTGTGTGTCCTTCCTCTGCTTCAAATGATTGTCCTTTAAGAATAAAGGTTGAGAACTCGTTGATTAAGTCATAATCATTGATAATTAACTTGTCTGTCTCTACAATCTGTTTTAGATTAGAACATCCTAGTCTTTTTACTGCCTTTGTTGTCCTTACCCCAAGTTGTGCTTTTCCACCGCTGAAGCCACCGCCAACGACTTGACCCGCACGACCTCGCATACTTGCCATTATTAGGTTGTCATACTCCAAGTCAAATTGTAGTGCAGTTGCAACCTGTTCACCAATATCATTTACCTCAATGAGAATGTACGCTTCGTTGTATGCCTTAGATACATCGTAGATAATGTTGGGAAATAATAGAGGTTTGATTTCGTTGTTACGATACTTTGCAACAATCTTATAGGGAACTGTTGTTACGTCAAAGACGATGAATGCAGAGAAGTCATTGTTTGTACCTCTTGCAACGTCAGCAACTACAACATATGTACCACCGTCATTTGGTTTCTCATACATATCCAATCCAGCGTTTGACTGAATAGGATTGTGGAATGCCATTGATTTAATCTTTGATGGATTAATGAGAGTGTTTGCAGAACCAAGGAACTCACAGTCAAACTCTCGCCTGAACTGTTCCTCTGAGGTATTTGCAATTGTTTCTGTTCTCCACTTATCATCTCTGCCTGGCACTTGACTCCAATGAACATCTATGATATTATAAGAGTTTCTTTTATTCTCTGCATCCACCCATAACTTGTAGAAAAGATTCATACCGTTAGGTGTTGATACAATAATAACCTTTGTGGATTTACCAGATGAGATTGTAGGATAAACAGAACTGAAGAAGTCCTCTGCAACATTGTGTGGAACGAATGCAAATTCGTCCAAGAATATCATGTTGTAAGAACCGCCACGAACAGCAGATGAAGATGTAGAGGATGCAACCACCCTACTACCATTCTCTAAGTCTACTGAACCCTTGTTCCAAGACACCACTCCCTGTTGTAACCACTTAGGAAGATTCTCATATGCGAGTTGGAGTCTACCAAGAATGTCTCGTGCAGTCGCTGCCTTGTTGGCAAGGATTGCAACATTCATGTTAGGGTTGAATAGAACGTAGTGAAGAATATAAGATACCATAGTCGTGGATTTACCAGACTGTCTTGGCATCTTACATATAGTGAATCTATCGTTATGGATTGTGTCTACGATATCTTCTTGGAAGTCATACATCTTGAAAGGAACAAGTCCTTCATCAAGAGATACAATTTTGATGTAGTTCTTGATAAAGTATATGGGATTTTCCATACACTTCTGATATTCCAGAATTTGGTTTTTAGTCCATTCTACTGGAACATTAGATTTTTTTAGTAGAGGATTTCCAAGATACCTCTAGTATTTACTTTAATTAGTGCCATTTGTTAGTTTCCTAATCTTCTTCTTTAATTGAGGAATCACTAGCTGCATATGCAGCTTTTACCTTATCAGTATGAAACTGTGCAACCATTGCTTTTACGTCTGCACTTTCATTAGATGAATCTGAGTCTGGTGCAACAGTATGTCTGTGGAAACTTCTTGAAAGTTCCACACCATCTTCTTCAATAACAGTAGCAGTTCTCACTTGAATGTGCTTGAACTGGCCTACTACTTCAATTTTATCTTGTTCTGTACGTTTTGTAATCGCCATTGTTTTTCTCCTTTTGTCCGCCCCTAGAATCCACTAGAGGTATAAAGTTATTTATGATG